TATAGTTGTTTTTTTCTTTGTTACTGGGTACATTATATATCAAGGTGTATATATTGTCAACACTTTTATTGAAAAAAAAGTAAAAAAAATTCAATCAATTTTAAGCTATCAAATCGCCTATTTAAGAGGACTTTATTTTTAGCCATGCAATGCTATAGGTAGGAGTGCGTTCGTTGAATTGATACTCTGAGGAAACAAAAGTTTCTTCTGAGGAAACATAAATAAATATATAAATACTCTTTACTTTTATGATTTAGTTGTGTTATAATAACACCAGTAACACAAAAAAATAATTTTAATTTAAGGAGTAATAATGATTAGTATGAAAGATGCAATAATTGAAAGCACAGAAATTTGGTTTGAGTTTGGCGGAACAGATTTTGAATCATGGTCAGACGCTCATCCAGATTTGCACCAATTAAGTTTGGATGTGATGACAGAAAATGAATCAGGTATAAAAACCTTTATGGAAATTTATTCAACAATGCAAAGCGAGGGAATATTATGAGTTTTAATTTTATAAAAGACACAACAGAACAAGCCAAGCAAAAATTGTTATCTAGTAATTGGGAGCAAGAGCAAGACGCTGACCAATTAGAACTTGCAGAATTAAACCGAATAGAATTCGAGCAAGAGCAACAACAATTGATGCGTGATGAATTGCGAAGAGATGAACAAGAAGAACATGACCCAATGAAAGATGCGGGCATGTCATTGAGGGATTTCCTATGAATGAATTTCAAGCTGACGCAATCTATGAAGAAGAAAGAGAAAGGAGGGCGGGTATCACTGAGATAGTGTTACCCCCCAACGAACCTAAAACTACTTGCCTTAATTGTGGTGATGAAACTGGTTACTTGAAAGGTAAAGAACCGACACGCCATGATATACACTGGTGTTCCTCAAAGTGTTGGAAAGAATTTTTTGATGAGTTATGAAAACATATCAATATAATTTTAATGGGGTTGATGTTGTGATTAAACATCACCCCAAATATTTTGCAACACAAGACCATGTTGAATGGCGGAGTGTTCCTTGTTCGTTAACTGAAACAGGATACTATTCAATGTGGTTGCCTGTTGGCTCTACTGAAAATGATGTCTACAATTTATTGTTGCATCAGATTGGCGATAAACTTTTGACAGTTTATGTACCGCCATTAGAACAACAGGATTTATTTAGTTGACAAATGTATAGAAGTATGCTACACTATCGCTAAGTCAATAAAGAAAAGGAATAGAGATATGAAAAGTAAACAACTAGCAAAAGATACAAGGGCAAATTATAAGACCTCGCAAAAAATGAACAAGGCGGGATTATCAGCAAGACAAATCAGAAGATTAAAAGCTAAAGGCAAGGAGGTAATATGGTATATAAAGTAATCAATCATCAAACAAGGGAGGGTTGGCGAGTCGCCCTCCAAATAAGCAAGGGTAGGAAGTGGACACATATAATATATTACGAACACCCTATCAGAGTTAAGAAGATATTAAATGACACGCCAGTTATACATCTTGAACAGTACGACAATCCAAAAGGAATGAGGTACGCAGTCAAGACAGTACATAAGATGGCAAAGGAATATTACAGAAAGGAAAAAAATATTCCTAAGTCAGTTAAAAAAGTGTATAATAATTATTAGATTATTTAGGGAAACACTTGGCACTTTCTATATATCAGAGGTTGGAGTACTATAGGCTCGTGATACCTAGAAAGATAACTGCAAAGCATTAGTGATGTGAGCAGAGGTCGTTGGTTGGAGTCCAACTAGAAAGTGTAAGAACTCGTGCAAGGTTTGATTCCTATCGAGAGAAGTGTTTCACCTAAATAATTTAACCATGACAAGGAGTCAATATGAAAGATAGAAATATATATTCAGTAATACTAGAAGCGAGGGGAATGATTGGTGCAGTCAGTAAGAACGCTAAGAATCCTTTCTTTAAATCTAATTACGCAGACATTAATAATGTGATTGAAACTATCACACCAGTTTGCGAATCGCTAGGGATTGTATTTACTCAATGCCCTAAAGTAATTGATGGCAAGGATGTACTGTACACAAGGCTAACACTACAAGATAACACAGAGTCATTCATTGACTCGGAGGTTAGGTTGTTGTTACCTAGTGCAGACATGCAAAAGCTAGGGTCAGCAATTACATACGCAAGACGCTACGCTTTAATATCAATGTTCGGTTTAGAAACTGAGGATGACGATGGGCAATCAGCGAGCAAGAAACCCACAGCCACACAGAAAAGAAACTCAGAAATAAATAAGGCTATGGAAAAACTTGTCGAAGCACAAAAGAATAAAGACTTAGAAGTGGCTACTCAGATATGGGAGTGGGCAGAAGATAAGGGTTATACTCAAGTGCAAGACAAACACATACAACTATTTGGAGAGTAATAATGAAAGCAAATGATGTAAAAAGAAAAGCAAATCAAGACTTCGCACTAGGTTTTTTACTAGAGTATTCAGAACTAAAGCTAAGAGAATGCACCATGTTAGAATCACATACATGGCGTGAGGTATTAACATGGCTTGAGCATACAGACAACAGATACAAACAACGAGCCAAGCAAGCCAAGACAAACATTAATAATTACTGGGAGGGAAAGAGAAATGAAACTATCTAGGCAACAAGAAAGAGTACTTGAATACTCTAAATCAAATGTAGTCCAAGATGTTACCGATGAATACTTTATGCACGGAAAGATTAATGCTTTGGATTCATGGAACAAATGCGGGGTCTATCGTTTGTCAGCAGTCATACATGAGTTAAGGAAAAAAGGAATTGATATCGTAACAAGAGATAAGAAAGTTAAGAATCAATTTGGTGAGTCATGTACAGTCGGTGAATATATTTTTGTAGGGGAAACATAATGTCTAAGAAAAAAACTATTGATGAAGAAATTGAAGATAGCTTTATTGGTTTGGCAAACAACTTACCACTATCAGATGTGATGAGGTTGATTGAAATTAACTCAGATAGAATTAAAATATTTCATTACGAACTTAGCACATTAGAGGATATAGATACTGTTGGTTTCAATGGTGCTTGTATTCAAATCAGTACTACACCATACATAGAGGATTAGTGTATAGAAAGAAGTCGGTTCAATGGAGCAAAAGGGATTCGAACTAGCACTCAATCCCCTTTGCTAAAGCATTGTAAAATTTTATACTCACAAATATATACACAAATATACTCACAATCTAGTGTATAATAGTTATTTTATAAACAGTCATAGGAGGAATTATGGCAGAGTACGACAATACCAATCGTGGTAGCATTTGGAAAAATGCAAAAAGAGAAACAGATAGACATCCACATCTAACTGGTACAGCAAATGTAGATGGTACGGAATACTGGGTATCAGCATGGGCAAAGGACAAAGGTGGCAATCCTAAAGCACCTGAACTTACCTTTAGCTTTAAGGCAAAAGATAATCAGCCAGTAACAGAAGCACCAGTCGCATCAACACATGATGCAGAAGATGATTTACCGTGGTAGGTAGACCAAAAAAAGTAGTCCGTAAGGCGAGAGGTAAAGCCTTACGGATTTACACACTTGATGATGGAACAAAGTGGACTGTTCTATCAGCAACAAAAGCAATTAACAAAAGATGGAAAGTAGATGCAACACCGCACATGGTTAGGGCTAGATTAAACAAGTCAGATAAGCCCGAAGTTGTATTTGCTAAGCCAACTCAAACAAAACCAAGAACTATATTAACTACTAAGGAAGAAGATATCGCAAGACAAATGATGAACTTAGCACTTAAAAATATATGAATACTAAAGCAATCAAAAGACTAGCGTGGCACTTAAATAAATGTGAGGATAACATGAAAAAATTTAGAATTGAATATCGTGAAACTTGCTCTACAGAAGTAGAAGCAGATAGTTTAGAGGAAGCAATCAAACTTATAAACTCTTATGAGTATCGGGTTGCACAATTAAAAAGTACATATGTCAATAATTTTGAAGTCTTAACACAAGTAAAAGGCAAACCGACAGGACAAGAACGCAATATGTTTGAAGCATTTAGAGTAGCTTACAAAGGTAAAAAGCGTGGACTAGATACTGAACTAAATAACTTAATGAAACATAAAGACTGGATAAATATTATTGGTATCTTGTATCAAGATAAAAATAAATATTTCAAAGGTGAGGATGTGAGATACATTCCACACTTACAAACTTTTATTAATCAAAGAAGATGGGAAATGTTTGCAGACGAACCAGTCAAAAACACAAACCCATATGGTGAACAACACGATTGGAGGAAATCATGAAAGAAACAATAGACGCACAACGCCAAGTACTAGGTGGAATTTTACTTGACGAGTCAGTATTGCCACAAGTATTATCAACTGGCATAACAGCTAAAGACTTTAGTTTAAACTTTGGTATTTTGTTTGATTACATTTTAGAAATGAAAGAAGAGGGCGAGTCTATTGACGCTCTATCACTTCGCAACTGGATAGACAAACAAGAAAACCATAGTGGTGAGTGGACAGGCTTTCCATTTCTATGTGCTATGATGGAAGAATGTGTTGGTGTAGCAAACATAGTAAGCTATGCTAATCATATCCGCAACACAAGAATAGAAAATCAAATTGATACTTTGAAAGTTGGTATTGACTACAGCAATTATCAAACTACAGTAGATGAAATCCATAAGTTAGAAATTTTAAAGGCAGATGATGAAGAGGGGTCAATGGTCAATGTCATCAGCAAAACAGTTGACTACATACAAGACATGCACACTAATGGTACTGGATTGTCTACTGGATTCCAATCTATTGATAGCCTTTTGGGAGGAATGAGAGGGGGTACATTGACTGTTCTTGCGGGTAGACCTAGCATGGGCAAGAGTACACTTGCACTTAACATAGCAGACAATATATCTAAACACAAAAATGTTTTGTTCTACTCACTAGAAATGCAACAAGTACAGTTGATGATGAAGATGGTTGCTTGTGAAACAGAAATTAATCTTAACAAAGTAGACAGGAACGAACTGTCAGAGTCAGAGAACACAAGATTCTATGACGCACTAGCCAAGTCTAATGAAAAGAATATGACAATATTAGACAGGGGCAACATAACAGTAGGTGATGTAGTGTCTAAAGCTAGACAAGTTAATGGTCAGACAGGATTAGATTGTATTGTCATTGACTACTTACAAATTATGAAGTACGACAAAGGCAGAGAGATATCAGAACTAGGTAACATAACTAGAGAACTAAAATATCTGTCTAAAGAACTAGACATACCCATAATTCTACTTTCTCAGTTGAGTCGTGGGGTAGAGCAGAGGGAAAACAAACGCCCTCTAATGAGTGATTTACGCTCGAGTGGTGAGATTGAGCAAGATGCAGACTGTATCATAATGGTATATCGTGATGAATATTACAACAAAGAAGAGTCAGATGATAAAGGTTTAGCCGAAATTATTGTTGCCAAGAATAGAATGGGGCAGATTGGTTGGGTTAAGTGTAAGTTTCAAGGTGAGTATTCTAAGTTTTCAGACGAGGAGTTAAACATTTATGACAAGTAAAATCACAAAATCAGCAAGGGGTATGCCTTGCCAAGTAAGATTAGAGGGGTGTATGCCCGAAAATGAAACAGTAGTTTATGCCCACATGAACGGTGGAGGCATGGGAACTAAGGTATCAGACCTATTTGGCATGTATGCCTGTTGTAATTGTCATGACATTATAGATGGCAGACGACAATTAGACCCACCTATAGAAAGAGAGTGGCTTGAACTACAGGTAGCACGAGCAGTATTTAAAACACAAAAATTATTGTTGCGTGATAATCTAATTAAGTTATAATACTTCACGGGCATAGTTTTTTTTACACTTCATTTAGTGCTTACAACTTTGAAGTCTATGCCCTTTTTTAATAACAGGAGTAAGATATGAAAGATATGATTGAACAAGTACTAGCCAACAAAAGCCTTACAGTATTTTTAGGTATTGTGATTGTGGCTTTGTTACTCGGTTGGGTTGGTGGCTAATATAGTACACGACAACATAACTAATCCCTCGCATTATACGAAAGGCGAGATAGAGCCTATTGACTTTATCATTTCCCAAGACATGAACTTCTGTATTGGAAACGCTATTAAGTATCTTGCGAGGTATCAGTATAAGCATGAGGGCGAGGGTCAAATACAAGACCTAAGAAAAGCCATGCAATATATTCAACTACAGATTGACAGTATGCTATAATGATTAGCAGAACCATACAGAAAGACAAACCAAAAGAAGCTGTTTTTAAAAGTCTAGTCCAAGATTACTTCCTTGAAAACCCATCTACTAATGAAGCAGTAGTGACCATACAAAAGTCTAAGCGTTCAGACGCACAGAACAGACTGTATTGGTATTGGGTTGACATCCTAGCTAAAGAAGTAGGCTATGCTAAGAATGAAATGCACTTAGTATTAGCGGATAAATTTCTACCTAAGATTGAATTTACAACAAAAGGTGGGAAACAAATTTCTCAAATACCATCAACACGAGAGTTAAACATTGAGGAGTTTATAGATTACATTTGCGAGATTGAAATGTTTTCGGGTGAGTGGGGCATCAAGTTACCTCATAACCAAGATTATAAGATAGCAGTTTACAATGAGTATACATCAGCATGAAGCGTCAATAGATGAAATTAGAACAGGAATCCAAGACGCTTTAGAAGTAGCAAGAGAACAAGACGAGCCAAGAGATATGGAAATTAGATTTCTATTGTCCATAGCAATTGAGAGGCTAGAGTCTTTGAGATATGATTTGTACTCAGACATTTAAGATAAACCCTGTACCTGCTAGTCGACCAAGAGTAAGTCGTTGGTCTACTTATTATCCCAAGAAGTACACTAAATTTAAAAAAGACATGGAAGCACTAACAAGTGAGTTGGAAACAACTCCCTCTGAAAAGCTAGTTAGTGTTGAGTTAGAGTTTGGAATCATGATACCAAAGTCATGGTCTAAAAAGAAAAAACAAGAGTTAAACAACACATACTGTAGCAACAATTCAGACATTGATAACTACATCAAAGCAATCTTAGATTCTTTAAATGGCGTTGTTTATATAGATGACAAGCAAGTAGTAGAGTTATTCGCAAAAAAAATTTACAGCGAAGAAGGTTACATACTTTATAAACATAAGGAGATTTATGGAAATATCGAGGGTAGAACTATGTGAGGCGTTAGCAACAGATTATGCTTACAGGGCATCAGTACTTAGTCTGAAGTTTGAAGAGGCTTATAACAAGTATCTGAAGAGATGTGAGATAAGAAGTTATGATAATTTGTTACAGCAATTCCAACATGGAAACCTAATGAACAGCAAGTCTAAACCTCAACTTAAACTCAAACCTACTGAATACATTATATCTGCACCATCAGACGATGACTGCGAAGATGGTGTATGTAAACTATAAATACTTTAAATAGATTCTCTATACTGTTATATAATACGCATTATTTAATTGAGAAAAGTAATGAACGAAGCAACAGAGCAAATTAATATCAAGATTAACAAAAGAGATTTAAAATTTATTGATGCGAAAGCAGAGAGATATGGAATCAGTCGCTCTTCTTTGCTTAAAATATTTGCTCTGAACGGGGAATTATCCGTAGCTAATTTAGATAGAGATAAACTTAGATTACCAGTAACTTAATTTAGGAGGGGTAATCCTTACAATGAGTACATCATTGAGCACTATGACTCCCTCCATCTTTCATGAGGTTATAGTGCAAAAGTTAAAACTACAGTTGGTGTGGGTATGTACAATCAACAAGGCGAGGGTTCGCATAGACTCCTTTTGAGCAAGTTTGCCTGTACTTGTGCCAGAGAACAGGTGTTCTAATCGTACTTCCTAGACCTTTTTATTCTCTCGTTGTAAGAAGGGGCTTGATTGTTAGGGAAAAATCTGTCAAGTTTATCTAAGTATTCATCATACCAACGACCCCTCAACATCCCAGGGAGGAATGTATCATCATTTTCTGAGCCTTCAAAGCGTTCATACCATCTAGCAAACACATCTGATTGTTCACTAGGGCTACCATCCTCAAAGACCTTTCTGATTTTTTCTTGATTACCTGCACCTATAACATGTGGTGGGTCATCATTATATATGTTAGCGTACACAAACTTAGTCTGTGCATCTGCACTATCTTCTTGTTCCGTATCTTTTAAATAATCGAGGTAAGATGTAAGATGTCCACCAGTAAACTGGAACAAACCATATCCTTTGTTCTCTCTAGTAGTATCTTCTATCTGTCGAAAGTCAAAACTTCCACCAGTTTCTACATCTATATTACCCAGAAGAGCAGGAATTTCATCTGGTTCAAAACCTGCTCTGAGTAATGAGGCTCTTATTTCTTCTGCAGTCATGTTACCCAAGCAAGGCTTTAAGGTCAGCAGACATACGAGGCTGAGAAAAATCAACAAACTCTTCTTTATCTTCATCTTTGATTTCTTCATACTCTTGTGTTACTGGATTAAATACTAAAGTTGGTTCGTCTGGAACAAATGAAGGTTTAGTACCATACATTTCCATAGCTTTATTATACCCTTCTTGTGTTTTCCAGAAATCATCTTTCTCATCAACACTCATGTTGCCACCCTCGTCAGCTTTGAATCCCATACTTCTATCTTCTATATCATCTTCCATAGCCATTCTTCTGTCTTGGTCTGGATTACCCATGTCAGTCCTCATTGCTGATTTTGCATCCTTACGATAATTACCATCTATATCGTACATAGTTTCTTGTATTTTTTTATCAGCAGCAGCATCAATTTCTTCTGCAGTCATTGCGTCTTGGTCTAATTTTACATTTACTTCAAGTAACTCAGCTACATCATCATAAGCATCACCAAACATAGCTTGAAACTCTGGTGACATAATTAACTGATTTCTATCTATGCCTAATCCAAGAGCAGCATCAGTTAAAAGTGATTTTTTCTTACTGACTGACATATTTGGACTAAGAACAGCAGGAATATTTAATCCATTTAGAACTTCTTCTAATGTTGGTTTAGCAGCTTCCGTAACCATACTACCATCAGCACTTCTATTACCTTGAAGTCCTATGCCAGATAGTAAAGCCATTTGCTCTGCTGTTGGTTTAGCACTAGCCATTTCTTCTGCTTTAGCTTTTTGGTCAACAGCTTTTATTTCAGCTATTTCAGCTTTCTTAGCTTCTATTTCTGCTTGTAACTGTTTCAATTTTTCCTCATTGGGGTTCATTTTATTTCTCCTATTTAATATAATCGACCTTCTGGTTTCTCTGGCTTGCCATATCTAGGGAATCCACCAAAGCCCATAACCGCCTTTTGAAACATTTTATAACCTACAGGGATATCATCTTCCACTATAGCCTCTTTAATTGGATTGACAGATATTGGTGTTATCTTATTTCCAAACCATTGTGCCCAATCTTTTGGGTCGCCTCTATCAAATGTTGGGCCTGTGATACTACCACCATGTTTAAGTGATATCCATTGTTTACCAAACATTATTTCCATAGCTGCTTTTGGTAATGACGCACCTTTGTTAAGTGCAGTATGCAATGGTGATTTTACCCAATGCATTGGTTCAGCAATTTGTTTTGACACAACCATTTCTTCACCATTACCTAAGTCTAATCTACCTGTGTACCAAAAATCTTGTAGGTTAAATTGTTTTTCATCTTCTGCAAATATTTTATGAAGTATATATGCAAACGCAGATGTTGATACACCCGCTCTAAACATATATCCCATGTACATATTCCATTCACCTGCTTCTTTAGCAGTTAATTTTTGTCCTTTAGAAACTTTTGTAGCAAGATTTTTTGTCATCCCTGCCCACTTAAATCCAATGTTAATATTAGATATAGTCCAGTCTGGAGAAAGTAACAACCAATTAGAAAGATTCTTTTTAGTTGGTGTAGCTGCTAATGCAGCCCAATTATAAAATACTCCTTTAGGATTATTAGCATTTTGTATAGCTAATTGTTCCCACTCTAAACTTAATTTATTAAAGTTTTGTCCACCATAAGCATCATTTGCAAACTGTGCTGCAATTGGTGCAGCTTCTTCTGCTGTCATTTTTTTATGTTTAAAACCAAAACCTTTAGAATTACCTTCCATTAATCTTTGTTTCATAGTTAGATAAGTAAACATTTTAGAATGGTCATGTATTCCATCCCATGTTATTTTATCTATTGCATCTTGAAATTTGCCTAATGGTTTAAGTCTTTTATCTAAAAAGTTTTTAACAGTTTGATAACCTGCGTTAGTAAGTTCATTAGTTTTAGCATATCCAATACCTAATCTAGCATCTACTATTTCTCTAAGCATTTCTGCATGTACAAAATCACCTTTTAAATCAACTAATTGTCCATCATGATTACGGACTTTTATAGGATTTCCATTTCTATCTCTAGTAATTGTGCTTAAATCATATTGAGCATCTAAAAATTCTTTAACAAATTTTCTTGTTTGTCTGCCTTGTTTAGTAAAAGCATGTGTTAATCCACCTGCATATATGCCAGATAAAACAAGTGCTTGTGCATGAAATAATGATGCAGCTAATACTACTCTTTTCATAGCATTATTAAGTGTTGACGCTTTATGTGCAAATCCTCGACTACCTATACTTGGTGCATAATAATCTTCAATAGCTTTTTTAATTAAAGGATGTAATAATTTGCCTTTCAAAGCAGGCATTTCACTAATCCTATAACCATTGTCTTTTGCTATTTGTGCGTCAATTTTATTTGTAACATCTACTGCAATACCAATATATTTATTGCCATATCTATATCCAGTTTTTTCTAAATGTTGTACAATTTCTTTTCCTGCTAATACTTTTTGTAATGACTGTGTGTAACCTGCAAGAATTCTTACAGGGTCAGTAATTATATTTTGTTCTTTTGCAATATCTTCTATTGTTTTAAATATTTTTCTTTGTTTTCCAAACTCGAATTTTTTAGCTTTTCCTAATTCATTAAATGCACGATTAATTCTTTCCATAGATTTAGCATCTAACTCTTTGCCAAATATGTGTGTTACATAATCAGTAATGTGTGAAGTATCTTTTAAAACACCCGCCTTGTTACCCATGCTCCAAAACTTTTCCATTGTATTATGAAAAGCAGTAGCAGCCTCTAAATATTCTTGTCCTTCTTTTTTAAGAATTAATTTCTTTTGACCTTTTTTACTAAAGTTTTCTAAATAGTTTAAGAATTTAAGGTTATCAGCTTCATCACTAATAATTTTTTGTATTAATCTACCAACATTTGTAGCATCTCTTTGCATTGACTCCTCAAGTCTTTTGCCTTCATTTGCTATTTTGTGTCCTACAAGTTTCATTCTAGCTAAATCTGGATTAATACCTTTAAGTACTGTTCCTCTAGCTAATCCAAAAGTAAGTGCTGCACCAAGAGCAGCCATTTCTTTATCTTCATCTGCTAAAAATGCACCCGCAACAGCACCTATTGCAGCAGCTTTTGCAATCTTACCTGCTGATGGCTTACCTGCTTTTGCATTAATGTCAACTTCTGGTAATATTTTTTCAAAGTCAGCTTCATTTTTTGGAAGTCCTTCAAAATCTGGCTCACTTCTATTCTTTTTAGCCAAATACATTTCTTCTGTAGCACCCCATTTTCTATCTAATTGTGGGTTATCTCTTGCAGTTTCACTTCTTACTTTCCATTTTTGTGGCTGTTTAGCTGCAGTAATAGCTTCTGCATGATGTCTAGCTGCCATACCTTTAGCTTCTTCAAATGTAAATAATTTACTACCATCTGGATTTTTCTTTTTCATTAACTCTTTAATAGAGTTATTAATTCTTTCATCAATTAATTTACCAAACTTATCTTTTTGGAATTTTAATTCTGCTTTTCCTGCATCTTTAAATCCTTTGTTTGACCTTAGTAAAACATCTACAGCCTCGGCTTTCCAATAGTTATATCTACCAGTATGTGTTAAGCCATCTGGCAATATAGCATCTTCTGGTGTTGGTCTAAACTTAGGATTGTTTGGAGGTGATTGCGAAGAATTGTTTGGCTTAACATCTGGATTTTGTTTATTAGCAGCTTGTGCTGCTCTTTGATTTAATCTTTCACTATTCCATTTTTTTTCTGCATTTTTTGAACCTACCCTGTCAACAAACCAACTATTAGAAGTAGATTTTGTAATAGCACCAAATGCAGTACCTAACAAGAAACCCATTGAAGCACCTTTCTTTAAATTTTCAGGGTCTATTTCACCTTTAAATGTTAAATCATGTAATGCTTCATAAACTCCACCATAAACAGAACCTTCTATACCTCTGCCTACTCCTGCTTGTACTCTTTTGTTACCTAATACAGCAGACATTCTTCTAACATATTTAGGTTGTATTCTTGTTGCTTGTGTTATTGTTTTTCTAGCTGACTCTGTACCTTTTGCAACAACACTTGGAATTCTCAACCAGTTAATTAATAACATTTCTGGGTCTTTGACTAACATGCCTGCAAATGAACCTGCTGTTGCTGCAGGATTTTCCATCATAGACATCAATCCATCAATTACACTTATATCTTCTGGCGTATATCCATATTTTTTTTGAACTTCTGTAACATCACCTTTATTGTTATCATACACAGAGTACATATCTTGTTTAAACTCTGCAATCATTTCTTTGTTTCCTTCTCTATCAGCTTGTTCTGTAGCTGTTAGATTTCTATCTGCTGATATTTCAGAGTAATATGCTTCAAGTGCAATGCTGTCATAATAACCAATGTGTTGACCCCATTGTTTAACATTGTCCTCTAACCATCTTCCTCGTTCATTTTCTTCATCACTAAGTTTTTGCCACCATCTATATATCATAGATTGTGTATCATTAAAGCCATCAGCAAATGTAGCTTTACCATACTTAGGTTGTATAGAGCGTCTGTATTCTAAATTTGCTTGTATTTCTTCTTCTGTTAAATCATCATCAACAGTTACAAGACCAATGCCCTCAACAAATCTTTGGCTCATTTAGTTAATTCCCCATAGTGTTGGTATTTCTCTTTCTGGGTCTTTTAAAACATCATCTGGTGTACCCATGATTCCATCTGGGCCTTCATTATAATATTGTGTACGCAATATATTTTCTTCAAAATATTTAACTGGGTCTGCAGCAAATTTTGCTAGTGCTTCTGGGCCATTAGATTGGAAATGTTCCATAGCACTACTTTTACGAATATTAAAACCCATACCTCCACCCATCCAATCTTTAACTGCATCTCTTTTATTCTCTGCATCGAGAGTTTCTTTGTCCATAAATAATTCACCAAGAGAACCAGATATACTTAACTTACTAGCTTTTTTACCTTTGCCATCTTCTGGTTTATCAAAACCTTTTCTTAATGGTTCATATATTTGTGTTAAAGCATCAACTAATCTCAAATTATGTCTTTGAGATTCAAAAAATTTGTCAGCTTTAGACATAGTATGAAAATCTTCACCTCGATTTTTAAGTGCTTCAACAACACTTGTTTGATTACCTGATTCTATATCAATATCTGATTTTTTATTTATACCACTTTCATCATCATTACCGCCACCATTACCATTACCACTATTTTTTATAACTACATTATTGTCATATAACCATTTAGCTATTTTATTTGCTTTTGTTATTGGCTCTAAATATGCTCTAAATAATTCTTGATTTTCTATTTGACCTTTATTTGTAAAAGCATAGTCATGTATTTCAGATGGTGTCTTTCCTTTAGTTCTTAACCATGTTCCATATCCATCTAAAATAGTTTTAAATTCTTTTTTTGCATCACTAAGCAAAGAATCATCAATCATTTCTGGTGTATTGCCAATACTTTTTAAATAAGATGTTAGCATTTCTGGATTAGAATTTGTTAATGACATATGATTTGTTAAAAATTTAATGTCTGTGTCATTTGCTTTTTTCTTTTCTTCCATTGCTGATGCAATTTCAATCATTTGTGTTTGTAAATTGCTTAAACCCATTTCAGCAGCATCTTTTGCTACAGCAAGTATTTCAGCTTTAGTTTTAGGGTCTGGATGCCTACGCATTAATTCTTCCATTAACTCTGCTTCTTCCATACGAGGGTCTTTACCACCTAACATAGTTCCTAAAGACCTACCAAA